TTCGATGATGCCATACGCTCAGAAATAGAGCGTTGTGAACAACTTTATCGGAAGGGATTACGCGCTAACACAATAGCGAAAGCCTGTAAGAAAGACGAGATACTTGCTAAACCCAAGTGTCGGATCTTCTACAGTAATCCGATTGCATTGACATTTTTGTTACGAAAGTACTTTTTACCCGTAATGAGAGTGATGCAAATGAATCCGCTCGCTTCAGAGTGTGCCGTAGGAATTAATAGCCACGGTCCAGAATGGCAGGATCTTCATGATCATGTGTTCATGTTTGGTAGGGACCGCCTCATTGGTGGTGACTACGGCAAGTATGACCAGAAATTGCCATCCCAATTGATCTTTGCAGCTTTCAGAATGCTAATAGATTTTGCCCGGGAGTGTAACTACACCGAGGAGGATCTGGCTATCATGGAAGCCATGACAGGTGATGTTGTGTATGCGTACATAGCATTCAATGGGGATTTGATTGGTCTTTCGGAAGGGGGACATATCGCAGGAAATTCCATCACGGTGATTGTGAATGGTCTATGTGGTAGCCTCAATTTGAGAGTCTATTTCTACTCTGATCCTCAACACTGGGATCTCAATTTCAGGGAGAATGTTGCCCTTATTACGTATGGTGATGATAATATCGGATCCGTCAAGGATACCGTGAGTAATTTCACAATTAAGGGAGCATCTCTATTTCTGGAGAAATATGGTCAAACTTACACCATGCCTGATAAGGAAAGTGAGTTGGTGGATTTCCTACCACCTGAGGACTTCGAGTTCTTGAAGAGGAAAAGCGTGTATTGCCCTAAGAAGGGCATGCATGTAGGTGCATTATTGGACAAATCAATATTCAAAATGCTCCACATGTACATGCGCCCCAAAGGCACTGTGAATACGCCCGAATTTGCTTGTGCGTTGAACATTGACACAGCGCTGCGAGAGTGGGCCAATCATGGAGAAGAAGCATATGAGATGCGAAGATTGCAAATGCAACAAGTTGCAAGACTCAATGATATAACCCATCTCTGCACACAACTAAATGTCACTTATCGACAATCTGTTGAAGAGTGGTATTGGAAGTACTTTGGAGGCGCGGAGGATGACAGTCAATTGTGCATCGGTGAGGAAACTGAACCGATGTCATTTGAATGTCAGTGATCGCGCGTAGTGGGGCCAGTGCTCACCCCTATAAAAGAGCACGGGCAGTTTTAAATCTGCCTATTGGAATGAAGCAAAATTATGTATATAATTGGTTACCATGTGTAAATAATAGGAAAAGAAAAGATGCCTATGTTACTAAAGGCTTTTGTATATAGATGTAGCGGTATTTACCGCGACCTTGTCAGTCAATAAAACTTTCCAACTGGTTCACTGAGTGAGGAATCAGATTCTTGTATATCACTTGCTACTAATAATAATAGTATTGCTGACCCACCAGTTAGGGAACTGGTCGGTCGTGTAAATATAAACAACATCCCAAAACTCATCGAGCCGACTTCGGTAATCGATGGCGTGAAGTGGTTCGGAATGAACTATTGCAGTGATTGCAATCTAATTGACACATATTGTACGTGTCAATTTGAGGCGCAATCGGGTGAACATGGAAAGATGTTCAGCATGCAAAGCACTTCACAGCAACAGAATGTGACGTTCTCAGATAATGACGATCCATATGCCCTTGAAATAGAGGGTGTGTCAGACCCAACGAGATGTCACCAGGACACAAATGATGCCGATTTAGCAAACTTTTTCAGTAGACCTATCAAGATATTTGAGAAGGACTGGACGCAAGTAACGTCATTCACGATGTTTCTTAACCCCTGGAAAGCATTTTTTGAGAACCCACGTGTGGAAAATAGAATAGCAAATTTCAAATTGCTACGCTGTAAACTACACATTAAGGTTCTAATCAATGGTAATGCATTCCACTACGGACGTTTGATGATGTATTATGAACCGATGGAAGGCTGGAATCAATTCTCTCGGGATAGCACCAATTCAATTGATGCTGTTCAAGAGTCACAGTTCCCTAAGATTTTCTTAGATCCATGCACATCACAAGGAGGCGAAATGACTTTACCATTCTTTTGGCACCAAAATTACTTAGATATTGGAACAAGAGGATGGAATGACATGGGAGGCATAGGAATGCGCGAATTGACGCCCCTGAAACACGCGAATGGTGCAAATGATATTGTATCAGTTAGTGTGTTCGCTTGGGCAGAGGATGTGTCGCTGAGTGTTTTGACTTCAAGAGATGCGGCAATTACGCCACAGTCTGGTGAGGAAGTCGATCAAGCAAATGCCAATGGTATCGTAAGCGGTCCTGCTACAATTGTAGCACGAATAGCTGCGCACATGGTGAAGGTACCGTACATCGGACCCTTTGCCATGGCAACCTCGATGGCTGCTAACACGACAGCTGCAATTGCCAGTCTTTTTGGTTATAGCAGGCCTCCCGTAACACGCGCTCCAGAACCATTTAGGCCAACGCCCGTGAGTTCTTTGGCATTGACAAACGTCCCTGATGTGTGTAATAAGTTGACTGTGGACCACAAACAAGAGTTAACCATAGATCCTCGCATCTCGGGTGTGGGAGGATTGGATCCTCTCAATATTCGAGAGATAGCTAAGAGAGAATCTTGGTTAACTAGGTTTTCTTGGCCCGTGAATACGAGCACTGAGGCTCTACTATGGAATGGTAGGGTGTCACCGGTCACTTGGAATGAATCTGGGGACCCTCTTGCTCCGGCCTATCATCTACCAGCGTGTGCTTTTGCCGCATTGCCTTTCAAATATTGGACAGGCAAGATGCGTTTTCGATTTCAGATCGTGGCATCGGCATATCACAAAGGCAGATTGAAAATCGTCTATGATCCCGACTTCATAGCATCCAATGAGTATAATGTAAATTATCTACGCATTGTTGATATAGCTGAAGAGAAGGATTTCACGGTAGAAATAGGTAATGGACAGGAGATAACACTCCTAGAGCACCATATCCCGGGACCTGATTCAATGACACAAGTGCATAGCACAACACCCTATGTTTCGAAGGAACAAGGAAATGGTGTGCTCGCTGTATATGTAGTCAATGAATTGACAGTTCCCAATTCGATAGTGAATAATGACATCGAGATCAATGTATTCGTTTCGATGGGTGATGACTTTGAAGTTTTTGTACCTAGTGATAAATTCCAAGCGTATACATTCTTCGAACCCCAATCAGGTGAAGTAAATGCTCCAGAGCAAGACACGATCGATCCACTGGGACCGGGAGACACATACTCGCCCCACACTTGTAAAGTGTGGGTGGGCGAATCAATCACGTCTTTCCGTACTATGCTGAAGAGGTATACGGTGTGGACAACATTAGCTGACCCAAGTACTAAGAGTGTCATGACTGGGAGATTTAATAGGTTTCCCTACTATCGTGGTGCATATACAAATGCTGCTGACTTAGCCTTTGATGGCTCAGAGTACTCGTATTGTAATACACTACTGATGCACTGGGTGAGACTGGCGTACATGGGTTCGCGAGGATCTGTACGGTATAAGATTGTACCGCGAGGAATATCTGGTTCACAGGTTTTTCACATGGCAGCATCGCTATCTACGCATGATGGTCTCGCGTATCAGCACCAGCGAACCGCGATAACAACAGAAACGCTGACGTCGTCACGTAAGAAGATTATGTACAACGTTGATGCAGGTGTTTTACCCGCCAATCAAACCTTACTAGGAACCTATGGTGCTTGTGTGACAAACGGGACTGTAAATCCAATCTTGGAATTTGAAGTCCCATACTATCATAGTTCGCGTTTCGAACCTGGGAGGGTGGAAAACTACGTGGCTAGTAAGTTCATGTCCACACCATGGAATTATCGGATCGAAATTGGCACACCCATCAACACTGGGACGGCAGTATTCGACATTCATGTTGCAGCAGGAGAAGACTTCCAGTGCTATTGGTTTGTGGGACTTCCTAAGTTCTACTATGAACCTGTCCCTCCTGCATAGAGCAGTTAAGCTCTTTAAACAAACAACTACCTCTCTGTAGCCGAGAGGTCTGACGATTATCGTCTAAGACTGTGCTACGCCGTTTTAAATAACAATTTGATATTGTAACTTGGAATTTTTCCTGTGGAAAAGATTATATGGCGTATTGCTGTGTAAATCTTAAATCATAGGTTTCAAGGGTTACAATTTTCAAAGGCGAGCCAGATGGCCCTAGTATTTGCAGTACTAGAGTCTAAGAGTCTCCCCGGCATAACGGGGGGAGACGCCTTGGCTAACTCCG